TGGCTCAATAGTTTATCAATCAACATTTTAAGGAATCACAATGACACTTGCATCAACAAACGTAATTGACAAAACAGAAATATTGCAAAACGGAACTATCCAAGTTCGTCAAGCAGAAATTATTACTAAAGATGGTTCAGAAATTACACGTTCTTATCACAGATGGGTAAGAACTCCAGGGGATACTTTGGCTCAATCAGACCCTGCGCCAATTCCTGCTATTGCTACGGCAGTATGGACACCAGAAGTAATATCTGCATATCAAGCTGAAGTTTCTTCAATAACAGTTGCTTAATAGGGAAAAAACATGGCACTAACAAAAGTAACTTATTCAATGATTAGTGGTGCTTCTGCCAATGTCATGGATTATGGTGCAACTGGAAATGGTACAACAGATGATTCTTCTGCAATTCGTCTAGCACTTGATTATATTGGTGGCTTGACAAATGGAGGAACTGTTTACTTTCCTCCAGGAACTTATTATGTTGCTTCTAAAATTTTTATTCCACAAACACCATATTTATGTTTGCGTGGTAGTGGGGCAATATTATCAGGTCAAGGCAAGGGAACTGGTATCATATTTGAAACTGGTGCTCAAACTTATTCAACTGGTGGAACAACTAATATAGGTTTCCCAGAAACATATCTTCATTACAATCAAATTATTTCTGGATTAAAATTTCAAAATTGTCAGATTGCACTGAATTTATATAATATGCTAGAAGGATGTAGCATAGAAAACAATGAGGCACAACCAACAGTAGTAACTTTAATTCAAGCTCAAAGATGTTTTTACTGTGATGTAATAAACAATAAAATTCAAAGTTTTAAAATTTTTTTTTTAAAACCCGCCAAGTTTTTCTTATACAAGTGCAGATGCTGCTTATATATTTAGTGATAATGTAAATGTAATGACAATTGAGGGCAATAGTGTTACAAATGCAAAAGCAGGATTTTTAGTTACAAATGGAACTTCCGCAATTTTTGCAAGTAATAATTCAGCAGAGTCATGTGATTATGGATTGGTGATTGGTGGAGCAGTTTATAACGCTGAGTTCAATGCTTTTTATCTTGAAGGTAATACCTATGATATTTACATTCAAGATGGTAATGCAAAATCAATGATTATTGATAATTGTTGGACTACTTCATCTAATGCAGTTTATGCTGAAACTTGGACTGGTGGTGAATTAGGTAAAAATATGTCTTATGCTAATGGAGCAACTGTTAATTTAACTGGAATTGCATCTGGACAAGGTGTTAGTTTAAATTCATGCAGCGTATGGGTTCCAAATCAAATAGGTGGTGCAAATAGTGATTATTCAGAAAATACAATTCCATCAACATGGTATTTAAATAGTGCTTGCACAATTCATACAAATTCTAATAAATACATAGATGCAACTGGACCAAGTGCAACAATTTATGGTTTACAAGAAAGATATTTAGGTGCAAGTAATTTAATTGTTCCAAGATATTTCAAAGGTAAATCAGGTTTGATATATGGGCCGCCTTACACATTAACAACCACTACAACTTTTGGAACTGCTGTTATTTTAACAAAAATAGCATATAGCACTTATGAGTGTGGCATTAGATTTGATTTTTCTGTTTTAGATAATTCAACAACTAGGCAAATAGCTGGATGGATAATTGGAACAACTGTTTTTAGGAATGATTCAAATTCACAAACTGTTGTTGCATCTAATAATAGTGGTTTTTATCAATTAACATTAAGCGGATTTTCAACTGCATCAGCAATAAATGTTATTGGTGGAATAAGAATTGTTTAAGGTATAAAAATGTCAAATACAACATATTACACTCCAGCACAATTACAAATTATGCAATCTGTTCCTCTTGACCCAATGCAAGGAATAAGAGCAGAAAGAAATAGATTACTTTATCTTTGTGATTGGACTCAAGCACCTGATGCTGTTTTATCAAGTAATGCTAAGACAGCATGGACAACTTACAGACAAGCATTAAGAGATTTGCCATCAAAATATACAACCCCAGAAACAGTAGTTTTTCCTACTGTTCCAACTATTAAATAAAGGAAATGTAAATGAGCGTAACTCTTTCTCCTTTTGGTGGTGTAGGTTGGCAATTCTTTGACAATAATGGAGTGCCTTTAAATGGTGGGTTAATTTATACCTATGCGGCAGGCACTACAACGCCTCAAGCAACATATACAACAAGCACAGGTAATATTGCTCAATCTAATCCTATTGTTTTAGATTCTACTGGTAGAGTACCAAATGGAGAAATCTGGTTACTAACAGGGTTGGCTTATAAATTTGTTCTTCAGACATCTGCAAGTGTATTGATAGCAACTTATGATAATATAACTCAAACTGTTTCTATAGTTACTGACTTTACTGGAAATGGGTCACAAACAACATTTACATTAAATTCAATGCCATCTAATATTAATAATACAAATATTTTTATTAATGGTGTATATCAACAAAAAAACAGTTATTCGATTAGTGGGACAAGTTTAATATTTACACAAGCTCCTCCTTTAACTTCTGTTATTGAAGTTGTATATATTTAAAAGGTAAATAATGACTACACCATTAGATATTATTAGCAGAGCATTAAAAGATATAGGTGCTTTAGAAGCTGGGGAAACTCCAACTCCTGAAGCAGCGCAAGACGCTTTTGATATGCTCCAAGATATGTTAGATCAATGGTCTAATGAGGATATGATGGTGTTTTACAAGAATGAAATCATATTCCCTGTTGTTTCTGGTCAGACTCAATACACTATTGGTCCAGGTGGGCAAATTGGTGCTATCTTTACTGGAAGTGTTGCTGGTAATATTCTCACTATTACTTCTATCCAGTCTGGGGGCATTTCTCTTGGTCAAACTCTTAGTGGAACTGGCATTACATCAGGTACAACAATTGTACAAATGCTTACAGGAGCAGGAAATAATGTAAATGAGGCAGGCACTTATTTGCTTAATAAGACTTATACAAGTCCTATAACAAGTGAAACCATTAATTCATATTATCAAAGACCTTTGAGGCTTAATTCTTGTTTTGTTAGGATTAATACTTATTCAAATGGTCAGCCCATTACAAATGGGGGATTAGATTACCCAGTTTCTGTGCTCAATATTGAGCAATATGAGATGATTGGGTTGAAGACCCTGAATGGGCCGTGGCCGAAGGCAATTTACTATGAACCCACAGAGACTTTGGGGAATATCTATGTGTGGCCGAACCCCAGCCAAGGGGAAATGCACATCTTTGTAGATCAACTTTTCCAAAGATTTACCACACAATTTGATACCATCAATTTGCCCCAAGGCTACAACATGGCTTTGAGATGGTGCTTGGCTGAGAGACTTATGCCCATGTATGGGAAAGCAAGCCAGACCCAAATTTCAATGATTATGAAGTATGCTGCTCAGAGCAAGTCCACAATCAAGAGGACAAACATGAACCCAGCAATTGTTTCGACTTATGCAGACTCACTTTTGGTTGGAAGACAGAAGGATGCAGGCTGGATACTTAGCGGGGGGTTCTTTAGATAATGGCTGATTTTGGCTTTGTCGGCCCTTCCTATGAAGCAGCCTCCATCTACCAAGAAGCACAAGAGTGCATCAATTTCTATCCAGAGATTGATCCCTTAAAGCCTCCTGGTAGTAGAGGTGTAGTAGCCCTTTATCCAACACCAGGCTTAACTAGCATATTACAGCTCAACAATGCTCCAGTCAGAGGCATGAGAACTCTTTCTGGTGGCAAATATTTAATTGTAGTTGTTGGAAATATTGTTTATTCAGTAACTTATTCAAGTGGATATGTTTCTACCCAAATAGGAACATTAACTACTTCAAGTGGATATGTTTCTATTACAGACAACATTATGACCAATACAGGATTAAATGCCTATATTGTTGATGGTGTTAACAGGTATTATTGGATTGCAAATACAAATTCATTTAATACTTTGCCTGCTTCAGATGGTCCTTGGCAGGGGGCAAATATTTGTGATGTTGTGGATAACTACATTATTTACAACCAGCCTGGAACACAAAACTGGGCAGCGACTGATTTAGGTCTAGTCACATCCACAAATGCCTACTATGGGGCAAAAGATGGCTCTCCTGATCCACTTGTTTCACTTATAGTAGATCATAGACAAGTATTTTTGCTTGGTGAATATACTTCTGAAATGTGGACAGATGTGGGAAATATTATTCCTGGCATTATTAGTTTCCCATTCCAGAGGGTTGCAGGGACTTCATTACAGCATGGAATAGCAGCTCCTTTTTCATTGGCTAGATTAGGTGAACAATTTGCATTTGTCAGCCAAGACTATAGAGGTCAAAACATTATTGGAGTCATGCAAGGCTATTCTTTCAAAAGAATCAGTACCCATGCTGTAGAACAGACTTTAATGAACCAATACATAGCTGATGCTGTTGCTTATACTTATCAGCTAGATGGGCATGAGTTTTATGTAGTTACATTTCCAACAATAAATATTACTTGGGCTTTTGATCTTGCATCTGAGATGTGGCATAAATGGTTATCTTGGGATGGAAAGCAATTTAATAGACACAGGTCAAATTGTGGAGCTATTTTTAATAATGTCTATTTGGTTGGAGACTATCAAAATGGTCAAATTTATCAATTAGACAATTCTGTATATACAGAAGCAGGAAATACCATTAGAAGGCTTAGAAGATGCCCACATCTGGTCACTGATCTGCAAAGACAATATTTTGCTGAATTACAGATTCAATTTCAGCCTGGTGTGGGTCTAGAAGTTGGTCAAGGTCAGAATCCACAGGCTATGCTTAGATGGTCAAATGATGGTGGTTCTACCTATTCCAATGAACATTGGTGCACAATTGGAGCTGTGGGAAAGTACAAAAACAGGGCAATTTGGAGAAGACTTGGATGGTCTAGAGACAGAATTTTTGAAGTTAGCATAAGTGATCCAGTTAAGGCTGTGATTGTTTCTGCTAATTTGAAAGCTGAGGAGGGTGAAAATTAATGGCAACTAATGTAGTTAATGGAAATATTAATTATCCTAGAGTTCCATTTTTAGACCCTACATCTGGTATGCCTGCACTACCTTGGCTTTTATGGTTACAAAATCCAAGTTTTGTATCTACAACTGTTCAGGCATCCACAATTAATGGGAATGAAATAATTACAGGCACAATTACTGCTTATGGTGGTATTTCAGGAGGTACATTTTGAATTTAGCTGATATTTTGAAAGCCAATGAAGGTTTGATGGAGTTTGATCCTCAAATTGTTCACCATTTCTCTGATGGTTTATATGCCAAGCAGTTTGTTTTGCCAAAAGACCATTTAATTGTCCAACATGCCCATAAATACAGTCATTTAAGTCTTTTGGCTAAGGGTAAAGTAATAGTAAGGACTGATAACACAGAAGAAATGTATAGTGCTCCTTACTGTTTTGAAATAAAATCAGGGATAAACCATTCTATTCAGTCTTTGGAGGATTGTGTATGGTTTTGTATTCATGCAACAGATGAAAAAGACCCATCCAAAGTGGATGAAGTCTTAATTCAAAGGAGTTAAAAATGCCTATAGGACTTGGTGCTGGTATAGCAATTGCAGGAGGTCTTGGACTTATTGGGGCTGGGATGCAGTCTAGTGCGGCCAAAAGTGCGGCAGACACTCAGGCAAATGCTGCATTAGCAGGGCAACAACAGTTGCAACAAAATTATCAGAATTTATCTCCTCAATTTACTCCTTATACTCAAGCAGGAGCACAAGGTCTAGCTCAATTACAGTCTCAACTGCCTAATTTGACACAGTCTTTTGGACCAGCACAGCTACAAAGTAACCTTGCTCCTAATTACCAATTTATGCTCCAACAAGGTTTGGGTGCTCAAAACCAGGCTTTAAATGCTGGAGGTGGTGGTTCTAATATAGGAATTGCAGGCACTAAGTTTGCAGAAGATTATGCATCTAATGCTTATCAACAGGCTTTCAATAATTATCAAGCACAGCAAACTAATATTTATAACAAACTAGCAGGCATTGCAGGCATAGGTCAACAAAGCCTGGCTAACCTTTCTAATCTTTCTACTGGAAATGCTACAAACATATCTAACTTAGGTGTGGGTGCAGCTAATGCACAAGCAGCAGGAACAGTGGGCAGTGCTAGTGCTTTGGCTGGTGGTCTTGGTAGTGTAGGCTCTAGTTTAACTTTAGCATCTTTGTTAAACCCAGCTAACCAAGCAGGAGCTAGTTCTGTTACTCCAGCTAATATGGCAGGATTCCAAACTCCTTATCAAGCACCAAGTTATCAAGTAACAGCACCACAGCCATATAACCCAACTTATTAAGGATAAATATGGGTATTCAATCTTTTCCAATAGCAACACCAACTCCTGTTCAAACAACTCCTGTGCAAGGGACTTCAATTGCACAGATGGTGAACGCTGCCAATGGCATCCAAGCCTACAAACAAGCTCAACAGTTAAATCCTTTGCAACTTCAGCAAGCTCAAATGGCTATTGAGCAGGCACAACAAATTAATCCACTAGCTGTACAAGAAGCTGAAGCAAAATTAGAGACTGCTCAGACTGGAGCAAAACAATCAAAACAAAATTATCTTGTTTCTGGTGAAGATTATTCTAGAAAAATGATTAATGCTTTGCCTCCAATTGATGATTATGTGGATAAAAATGGTGAAGTAAATCAGAAAGCATTAACCAGGTCTTTAGACATTGTTAGAAAAAGTGCTGAGGCTGTAGGTTTGCCAAAGCATCCATCTAACTTGCTTGGTCAATTAGAAGATGCAATAGCTACAAAAGATTACAACAAATATGAGGAATTAAGAAATAGAGTTGCCAAAAGTTCAGCATCACCATCTGAACAATTTGCCTCTAAATTCCCTGCTGTTGGCTTTCAAAATCTTGGTGGAACTGTTCAGCCAGTTGCTACTGGTAATCCTAATATTGCTGAGACAAGACCAGGAACTCCTGTTGGTGGAGGATTAACTGTAAGTCCATCACCATTAGGTTATGGTCAAAGATATGAAGCTACAGGCAGAGTTGATGCAAGCAATAATCCAACTGCTTATGTTAAGGATGCACAAGGCAATATCCTTGGTGAAGTTACTATTCCTGCTGGAGTTAATCAAAATCAAATTACTCAACCTGGTGGAGTACAAAAAGGAAATATGCAACCAGGGGCAATACAGCCTCAAGTAAATCAACCTCCATCTAATGCACCAAATAGATTAGCTCCTTATGAGACTCCTGAAACAGTTAAATTAGAAAGACAAAGACAACTTGATACTATTGACCAAAGAAAAACAGTTGCACAAAGCACATACAACTATAACCAAATTATTAATTTGGCTGATAAGTCTATTACTGGTGTGGGTGCTCAAGCAATTGCAAAATTGGGTGGTGGTTATGCAGGAATTCCTTGGAAAGCTGATGAAGCAAGCAATCTCCAACAACTTGGTCATTACATGGCTTTGCAGACTGGAAACCTTGCACAACAAGCTGGTTTAGGCACAGACCAAGGTAGATCAATTGCTCAAGAACAAATTGGAACTACTAATTGGACTTCAGATGCAATTAAAGCAACAGCCAGAACTAATAGAGCATTAGT